GAATGTTCGTTCACCAATAGAATAATGGCACATAAAATAAACTGGGAAGAACCTTACGGCGAAATACACGGAACTATAGAAGAAATGCCAGAAGCACGTTGGATGCAAGGCGAAAACTTTTATAGAGTAAACGGTGAATTAATTAGTAATAGTTTACCTGATGACAATACTTGGATTAAAGAGCAAAAAGGAATAACAGGCAGAAATGCTCTTATTTCTAAGGCAAAAGAATTAGGTATTGAAATATCAAAAAAAGATAAGATAGACGATATTAAAGAAAAACTATTACAATAATTATGAAAAAAATAACCGTTCCTTTTAAGGAAGTAAGCGATTACACCTTAGAAGATTTTGGTGGTAAAAGAAAGAACAAAACTGTTTGTATTGTTCGTTACGGAGCGTTTGGAGATATTATACAAACATCATCTTTGTTTCCTGTGTTCAAGAAAGAAGGATACAAAGTTTGTGTAAATGTTTCTGAGGTTGGCGCTAAATTATTAAAAGCAAATCCGTACATAGATGAACTAATAATTCAAAAAACTAATCAAATATGTAACACTGAGTTGGGAGACTACTGGGAAAAAATGTCTCCCTGTTTTGATAAGTTTGTTCAATTATCAGAATCTATAGAAGGCAACCTGCTTTTAAGTCCTGAAAGGATTGTTGAATCTAAGGGGCAAAAATATAAAATACCCGCAAGTGAGGGGTATTATGAATCTCAAGAATTTATACACAAAAAGTGTGACGTTAACTATCTTGAACATACTCACAAAATAGCAGGAGTGCCTTTTAGTCACAGGCCTTTTTATTATCCATCAGATGAAGAAAAAGAGTGGGCTAAAAAACAAAGAAAAAAAATAAAGTCTAAGCACGTTATATTAGTTTCTTTATCTGGTTCTTCAGTTCATAAAGTGTGGCCTTGGAATGACGCTATGATTGCGTCTATTCTTAAAGATAGAAAAGATATATCTATCGTTACTGTTGGTGATGAGATGTGTCAAATTCTTGAGGTTGGTTGGGAAAAAGAACCAAGGGTTATTACTAAATCAGGGGTTTGGACTATAGGAAAAACAATGGCTTTTTTAGATCATTGTTCTGTAGTTGTTGGGCCAGAAACAGGGTTGTTAAATGCGGCTAGTATGAAGTCAATGCGTAAGATTGTATTTCTTTCTCATTCTTCTAAAGAAAATTTAACAAAACACTGGAGAAATACTGCATCCTTAATTCCTAAAGATTGTCCTTGCTATCCATGTCATAAAATGCATTTTGGTTTTAACACATGCAACAGAGATGAAACAACTGGAGGCGCATTATGTGCCGCGAATATTGATCCAAGAGTTGTGGTATCTGAAATTATGAGAAATCTATGAGTACTTACATTCAACTTTGTCAAGACATGGCTAGGGAAGTAGGCATTCCCGGTACAGGGCCTAGTAGTGTTACGCCTACATCAGAAGAAGAAAAAGATATTGTTCGACAAATTAAAGATGCTGATCTAGACATTCAAAACAGATGGTTTAACTGGAATTATCTTTGGTCTGAAGCAAGCATTTCTCCTTCTGCCGGAACCTCTACTATTACTTCTCCAACTGATTTAATGCAGTGGAATGTAGATGCTATTGTTTTTGATGCTACCTCTGATAGTTATCAAAGGCTAGAGTACATGAAGTGGCAAGAGTATCGTGACGGTTACAAGTACGGCAATGTAGAAACAGGAACTCCAGAAATATTTTCTATAAAGCCAGATAACGTAATTGATCTTTACCCTACTCCTGATTCCTCTACTGCAATAAAAACAGAGTATTGGAGAAATCCAACTGAACTGTCTTCTTCTTCAGATGTATCTTCTATTCCTGCCAGATTCCACAGAATTATTATTTGTAGAGCAAAAATATACTACGCAGAACAGAACGATGCTCCAGAAGTTTTGTCATCTTCTATTGCTGAGTTTCAAGATTTATTAGTAAAACTAGAAGCAGACCAACTTCCAAACCAAAGAAGCAGAAGGTTCTCTCAAGTTCCAGACTTAATGAATTATACGGTAGTTACAGAATGACTTTAAGAAATTCAGCAGTAAGACCAACTACTCAAACCTATTATTTTCCATTTGAAGGTGGGTTAAATATTGTTGATCCAGTGTTGTCAATTCAGGCAGGAGAATGCATAGCCGCTAAAAATTTTGAGGTTGACATACGAGGAAGATACAGCCGTATAGACGGATACGAAAGAGCAGATGGACAAACACTGCCATCTGAGGTTAGTTACTTTAGGATACCTTTCATAATTGGTTCTTCTAAGAACACAGTATTTTCTTCTTCGTACAGTTCTTCTTTTCATCTAAACATACCATCATCTGGAGACATGGTTAAAGGTGAAACTAGTGGTGCTATTGGATTTATTTTATCAGTATCTGTAGAGGATATTACTGGGGATAGTCAATCAGGATTTTTTCCTACCAATGATGCAGAAGGATATATTTATTTTACTGCTACTAGCGGTACTTTTCAAGAAGGCGAAACAATATATTTTTTGAACAAAGACAGCGCATTTGGAAGCGCATTTAACGTGGAGTATACATAATGGGAACACCTACAGCCTTAAGAAAAACTAGAGCAGTTTTAACAGGCACAAGTTTTGCTGACAATACTACTGGCGCAATTACAGCACAGATGTTACGACAATATGTAGAGTCAGGAATGGGAGGATATGCTTGTATAAATAATGCCGCAGGCGACGGTACTCCCGCTACTCAAGCAATTGGAAATGGAACTACAGTAACCATTGATTTTTCATTAGGTTCTTCTGGGTCGGACGTATCACAAGATACTGGAACGGTATCTTCTACTACAGTTGGCACTGACGCTGACTTTGCAAATGACCAGATAAGAATATACGACAAAGGTTTTTATTTTGTTTCTTGTAACATATGCATAAAACAAGCGGCTACGGCAAACATTACTTGGACTGCAATGGTTTCTACTGATAACACAGGAGGAAGCACTACTGACTCTCCTGCTTTAAAAGGAATTGAATACATTACTAATGCTAACGATGTTGCTAATTTTAACATGAGCGGCATTATAGATTGCACTGGACACACAACGTACACTGATGTCTATGCAAGAATAAAACATAACAACGGAAGTAGCCAAAACATTTATTTAAACTATGGTCAATTGTCTGTTCTTAGGATTGGATAATGGGACTCTATGCTACTGCCTTATCTAATGGCCCCCCAGTATCAAGGGATGCTAGTGCAGATGCTTCTTTAGTTTCTGAACTTCAAGCAAGAATAGAAAACCAAAGAAGTTTAATAAACATAGTACCCGGAGAAGGCTCTGTTCTAGGAGTTTGGGTTTACTCTGGAGATATATACGCCTTTAGGAACAAAGCAGGGGGCGCTACTACTGGCATGTATAGGTCTTCTTCTACTGGTTGGCTAGAGGTTGGATTAGGCAATGCGTTAAATTTTGACACTACTACAACAAATGGCGAACTAGTTGTTGGCGCTTCAATATCTGGCGCTACTAGCGGAGCAACAGCAACTGTCAAAGGAGTCAGTTATTACGGTAACTGGGATACTGGAGCAAAAGGCTGTGTAGTAGTAGATTCTATTACTGGAGTGTTTCAAGACAACGAAGAAATACAAATGTCTACTATTGCTTTTGATGGTGGCATTACAGAAATAAAAGAAAATGATTCAATAGTTGGTTCTTCTTCTGGAAGCACGGCTACAGTCAAGAAAGTTACTATAACTAGTGGCGCATATTCTAGTGATGATGCGGTAGGTTTTCTTTCTATTGTTAGTGCTTCGGGTTCTTGGACTGACAATGAAGAGATACAAGTAAGCGGTGTAAAACGCGCTTTAGTAAACGGCGCATCAGAACCATCTACTGTTACCGTTGCAAAAACAGATGGCGAATTGTATGAGCAAACCATAGAACCAAATGGTTCCTACAAATTTGTAAACTTTAATTTTGTAGGCGAAGAAAGTTTAGAAAAAATGTATGGTGCTAGTGGAGTTGGCAATGCATTTGAGTGGGACGGTACTACCTTTATAAAAATAAAAACAGGTATGACTACGGACACTCCTGAAAATGTAATTGTATTTAAAAACCATCTTTTTTTGTCTTATCCAAAAGGTTCTTTACAAAACTCATCTCTTGGCTTGCCAACTACTTGGAGTACCACGCTAGGTGCTTCTGAAATTGTAGTGGGCGACAACATAACAGGCATGTCTGTAGAAACAAAAGACTCACTTGCTGTGTTTGGAAGAAACAACACGTTTATTCTTTACGGAACTTCTAGAAGTGACTGGAACCTAACTCAGTTTTATACTGGAACGGGGGCGGTAAAGAATACAGTAGAAAAAATACAAACAACTATATTTTTAGATGACAGAGGCATTGTTTCTTTAGGCTCCACTCTTAACTACGGAGACTTTAAACAAGCAGTTATATCAGAAAAAATTGATCCTCTTGTACAGAAATACAAAAACAGAGTTGTTACTTCATTAAGAGTAAGAGACAAGAATCAATACAGGCTTTACTTTAATGATAAGACTGGCATTGCTATGACTTTTATAAACGGTAAGAACATGGGTATGTTGCCGTTTAGTTTAAATGATCAAATTGTTTGCGCTGTTTCTGGCGAAGATTCTAATGGAGATGAAGTTCTTTATGGAGGATTTGATGATGGGTACATTAGGAAAATAGACTCAGGAACATCTCTTGATGGTCAAACAGTTCAATCTTTTGTGCGGCTTGCTTACCATCATTACGGTACTCCACAAAGAAAGAAAAGATTTAGAGAAATATTACTAGAGTTGAACGCTGATACTAACACAACCCTTACCATACAACCAGAGTACAACTATGGTGATGGCACTGTGCCTACTACATCTGACTACACCATATCTGTTACTAACGATGAGTGGACTGTAGATGATGTTTATAGCGACACTTTAGGTGTTGCTGTTGTTGATAAAGCAAGGGCAAGAATAAATGGTGTTGGAGAAACAATGGGAATAATTATTAAAAATGAATCTATATACGACAAGCCAGTTACATTGCAAGGTGCTGTTGTTCAGTATTCATCAAGAGGATTAAAGAGATGACAGATTCTTCAGATTTTGCCGCACAAAGACAAAAAGAAATTGATGAGGCAAATAAAAATCCTCGCTCTGCTAACTTTACCACTCCCTCTGGCGCTCAAGGAGTAACTAATCCTAAGTTTGCACAATACGCAGAACGATACCCTGATTTAAAAGCAGACTACGAAAAAAATTGGAAAGCAAAAGGAGTTAGTCTTGCTGAGTATGGGGCTTCTCATTATTCAAGTTATGGTAAAAATGAAGGTCGTTTGTTATCTGGCCCTGCAAAAAAAGAATCTTCTGGGCCGCCAAGTTCTGGGTTTAGACAAACAACAACAGCAACACCAGCACCAGTACAAGCACCGCCAGAAATTGCATACGAAGGGCCAGCGCCTCCAGACCTTAGTAATTTTGACCCTACTCCTGTTGGAATATCAGCAGTAGAGCCTTTGTTGTCTGAAGTTGTTACGGAGGGGCCAAGATCAGAAGTTGTTGCAAACAGAGTTGCTTCTTTAGTTGACACAAACAGTCCTGTGTTTAGGGCGGCGGCAGGGCAAGCAATGAGAGCAATGAATGCCAGAGGTCTTGCAAACTCTAGTATGGCTCAAGAAGCAGTAATGGATGCTGTTTTAAAAGTTGCTGTTCCTATTGCTATGGCTGATGCACAAACTTTTAGCAGACAAAGAATGCTAAACCAAGGAACTAGCAATGAGTTTCGTGCCGCGCAAAACGCTTCCTTTTACGGACAGATGGAGGCTAGGCTATCAGGCGCAATTAACGAAACTTTGCAACACATTGCAGGTGGGTATTCCCTTACTCAGGCAAAGATAAACGATGTTACAAAAAGATATGTTGCAGATTTAAGTGCTGACACAACCAGATTTACTGCCATGTTAAGTGCTGACACTCAAAAATATGTTGCAGACCTTCAATACTCTCTTGGGATGGAAGGCATACAAGTAGATGCGGCAAATATAATGGGTTCTATTAATGATAATTTAGATGCTACTTCTTACATATGGGATATGATTTTTGGAGACAATGTTAATCCGGCAGATTGGGCAGAAACTTGGGTTGATTCTTTTGAGCCATTAACGGGCAGTCAATGATAAGAACTGCTAAAAATAAAGATATAAAACAAATATCAAATGTTGTAAAAGAAGCACACAAATTATCAATTTCAAATACAGTTCCATTAGACGAGAAGACTCTAGAAAAGAATCTTCAGATATGTATCTTATCAAGAGAACATTTAGTTAACGTTGTTGATCTTGGAACAATAGAAGGTGTGTTCATAGGAGTGACCAACCAACTATGGTACTCCAGAAAAAAACAAGCGGCTGATCTTTTCTTTTACGTTACTAAAGATGGTAAAGGTTGGGGGGCTTCTTTGTTAAGAAGGTATATCCAATGGGCTAGGATGAATCCGGGCGTTGCTGAAATAAGCATGGGAGTTAGTTCTGGCATTGGTGATATAGAGCGAACATGTAAGTTATACGAAAGAATGGGAGCGGTAAGGACAGGCAATAACTTTGTCTTGCCAAAGGAGAAATAAATGGGAAGTGTAGTTAAATCTATAGGAAAAGTATTTAAGAAAATAGGCCGCGCTATTAAAAAAGTTGCTCCTTTGATTCTTGTTGCCGCCGCCGCTTACGTAGGATACGGATACGCTACAGGCTTTACTGGGGGTGGTTGGCCCAGAATAACTCAGTGGGGTAAGTCTTTAATGAGCGGCATAAGGGGAGGCAACACAATCTCCCAAGCCGCATCTCAGGCAAGCCAGTCATTTGGACAGGTTGCTTCAAATGTTGCTCCTACAAGTGTTCCTATGGACCCCGGTATGGGGCCGGGAGGAGCCAGTGAGTTTGCTTCTCAAGGTTTGTTAGGTGCAAGCCAACCCGGATTTCTTGAAAGAGCAGGAACTGCTGTTCTAGATACGCTTGTTCCTCCTGCGGGAGCATCTGATAGCCCTTACACAGCGGTTCAGGGCTTAGAAGAAATGTTTAAGGTTGATCCTGAAAACAACCCAAGTCTTTTGGAATATTTATCACAGATTGGGTCAGACACTGCGCCTATGCCGTCAGGGTTATCAGCAATTGATCAAGGTCTGACAGCAAGAGACATAAGAGGAAGGCCACCATCACTTTACGAGGCTCTGTTTAATCCCGCCGAAGAACAACTTGTTCAAGCACAGGCATCTGGAGGAGTTCCTTTAGCAAACCCTAACGCATACGTAGACGTTGGTTTAGGAGCAGATTATCAGCAAGCAACATCAACGTTAGACCCAATAGTAGTCAATGAATATTCATCAGGTGGTAGTAATGTAACAACAGATGTAGCAACAGGTGCGGCAACAAACAATCCTGCTAGTACTCCTAACATGAGGACGTTCACATCAACAGGATTTTCCGATATTAGAACTTTACCTAATCAGACCTTGTTTAACAAAGGTAACATGGTAGCAAAAGCCTCTAACACTTGGAGAAATATCGCAGGTCTTGCGGGTGACAAAATAAAAGAGGCGGCGGCATGGTATAAAAATTTGTGGGCAAGTGATCCACTAGTAGCAATGTATGGTACTCAAAAAATAGCAGAAATGATGCTTACATTTCTTGACAAAAGCGCAGAAAAAGAAGCCGAAGCAAAAGCCGCTGTAGCAGGATTTCCTCGTAGGTCTTTTAGTGATGTTATGAAAAGCAATAGAGCGGCAAGGAGAAGGGGCGCTAGTCATACGGGAGGGTTATTGGCATGATAGGGCAAGGAAACACTCAACCCGCAACTGAAGAAGAAAAACAACAGGCGCAAATTATTATGCAAAATATTGAACAATATTTTGAAGATGAAAAAGCCTACCAGAATATAGTAGAAAAAATTAGTCAAGGTGGCGATGACCCTGCACCCATGATAGGCGCTGTTGTTGGTCAGTTGCTACATTTTCAAATGGTTTCTGCAAGAGGGGCAGGGGTAGAAATATCTAGGGACATTCTTATTCCTATTGCCGCTGAAGTTGTAAACGCTATTATAGAAATAGCGGTAACAGAAGGGCTTATTACTATTCAAGATGAGTCTCAACTTGAGCAGATACAAGGAGATGCAATGATATCTGCTGTTGATGCTTACATGACTCTTGGAGATAACGGAGTTAACCAAGAAAACGCCGCACAGTTTACTCAGAATGCTATGCAAGGTGGTATGGATGATCCGCAAGCCCAACAAGGAATGATCAATAACATGGTTGGAGGTGCGATATGAGTACAGCAGGCAGATTACTAAGTGCGCTTCAAGGCCCCGGCAACGATTTAATTACAGGTTTGTTAGGAGTTCGTGAGCAGGCCAAAGCTT